GAGTCATAAATTTCTCCTTAGAGGTGTTTGGTAAATGAAGCTTGCCAGACCATCATGCCTAGTGCTTCATTGTCGGGGTCATCTTGAGGTTGCGAAAGTGTTGAGTAATTGATTGTTAATGTATTGTTAATAAAACGATCAAACGTATCTTCTAAAGTACCAGCGTAGTCAACAGCGTCCATATGTCCGTTGTTTCTATCATAAAAGATCCTAAAGAAAATCAGTCCTTCCATAACAGAGCCATCACCGAAGTCTTCACGCTCACGGTCGTTAAAGGAGATTGAGTATCTCCCGTATAAGCTCTCGTTAGAGATGTTACCTTTGTAATCCTCTGGGTAAGCTTCAAGTCCTGAAGCGCCAACTAAGCTACCTACAATGAGATAAACTGGTCTAAAACTAGACATATCAATTCTCCTTAGTAGCTGTTATTTCAACAATGTACTTCATTGTAGGTTCAAACCCAGTGATAGTATAGGTTCTATTCTCAAAGGTTAGAGTTTGGTAAGTGTTTTCTGATACATCACCATACCTAAAAAGTAGCTTAACCTCTTCTGTACCGTCTTTACTAATAAAACGACTTACTTCGATACCTTGACGGGTAACAGGAGGGGCAGCACTTTCAATGTTAGATTGAGTAGTGTGATCAAAACCACTTACGGTTTTTGGTTGTAGAGTTACAGACCTCTTCACATCACCAACGGCGTTGAAGGCAGTCTCTACTCCACCTCTAATTCTTGAATCTAGGGACATTAGTTAGCCATCCACCAAGTATAGCCGGAGTTTCCGCGCACTGTAAGAGGCTTAAGTAGATCAACTACCTTGTAAGGGAATTTAACGGTCTTTGTCCTAGAGTTACTATCTGAAATCGAGATAGGCCCAACAGTTATGCTTTCCGCAATACTCTCTTCAGAGGCATATGCAGCAGGGAACTGTATAAAGTGGAGCGCTTGTAGCGTTGTAGCTAGCTTCACTCTTTCTGGGATTTCATCGTTAGCAGGATTAACAATCAAATTAAGTTTTGGGTCAACAAATTTCGCACTTGTGCGAGGCCACCCAAGCGGTTGGGAGGCACTCACAGCGGAACCAAGCCAACGACGTTCGTCAATCGCTGATGTAGCGGTAACAAGAGCCTGTGCTTTGGTAACGGGATCAGCAGCGTCCCAGTCTGAGAGGCCAAATCGATCAGCAAGGATCGTTGTAGCATCCGCGACTGAAATGTAGCTGTTTACTCCGACGATTAAAGCCATGAGTACCTCCTTTAAGCTTATGCGTGGTAAATTGGAAGGATCGGCAGGTTTAGAGCCGAAACTTTACGTGTCCAAGAAGCTGCTGCAGAGAAAGTAGCGTTAGTAGCAAACGCGTCCTCAGCACCAGCCCAAGCATAACCCTCAGGGTGCCACACGTAACCCCAACGGTACCAGATCTCAGTCTTACCACCACCAAGGTAGACAGACGCATCACGATCTATCTCAACCGGAGTTGGGATTTCAATCGGAGCGAAAGAAACAGAGTTGGGTTTCAGAAGGAAAGTACACTTAGTAGACCGTGCGTTTAGATCGCCAGCACTAACCGATGCCATCTGAGTAAAACGAGTAGGCAGTAGGCGGAATTTACCATCAAAGATAGTAGTGAATTCCAGTTCACCGTCCGTTACTCGGTCCTCATCAACAAGGTTAGCAGCGCGGATCTGTGCAAGGGTCTCCGGAGAGGTAACCATGTACATGTAGTCCGGTTCGTAGTCCTTAAACGCCATACCAATTGCTTGGAACAGACGCTCACCACGAGCAGCACCAACACCCGATGCATCAAACAGCTTACGCTGATCAGGTGCACCGGTTGCAGCAGAACCAAATACGGCGGAAGAAGCGTTGAGATCAACAAAGAAACCAGTTGCTGTGGCATCAGGGTCAGTATCAAAGTCTACAAGACCACCCTCACCTGCATCGCTAGCATCACCTAGGGCGACCTCTGAACGAGCAACACCTTGTAGGACGTTGTAGAAGGCTTTGCCTTCGTCTTCCATACGTGTCTGTGCGAAGTCACGAGCAATCTTTTTAAGCCCGTCTTCACCAGAGATCACTTGTTGCACGTTAACTTGCTCAGCACCGTGCGAACGAGCGGTCTTGATGTATTTTGCAAGGTTAGTGCTGATGTTTGTCATTGTACCTTCAGTGTCGTCAGTTGTTGACATGACGTTGACTTCCGGCTCAAGAGGCTTGTACCAACGGAACTGGCCAATATAGCTTTCTGAGTTACCGTCAATACCCTCACGAGTACCTACGACACCAGTCGTGTGGATGTTTTTGGAAGTAGTGTACGCTTCGTGTGAGTACTGACGTAGTACTTCCTCAATGACCTGAAAGTTAGCATTAGAGATAGGCATAGTTTAATCCTTTCGTTAGAATCATCGGACGCCCAATTTCTTTCGTGTTTGGGCTATCATCTGATCTTGTGGAACATCGAAAATCGATTTAGGTTTGTCTTGAGGCACACTTGTCGAAGTCATCGACGTAGTAGAACTCCCAGTATTTTGCTTCGGTTTGAAAAGAAACCTGTTTTCTTCATCTTCTAGATAACTAGAAACAGTAGACTCGATGTCTTTACCATCGCGAGAGACCCAACGACCACTGTCGTCTTGAATAAGAGAATCAACAATGTCCCGACGTGCAGATGCGCGAGCACGATCGTTACGGAATTCTGCAGTACTTAGAGAAGCGTCAACGGCGTTATCACGACGAAGACTCACGTTTTCACCCCTTAGAGTTTCTAGTTCAGAATTCATATCAGAGATCTGCGCTTCTAGCGCTTCTTTGTCTTTACCTGCTGATTTCATAGCTTCAATCTCAGCTTCCCTCTCACGCTTTTTAGTGTCTTTGAGTTCTGCTTGGGTATCTTTGAGTTTCTTATCAAGAGCATCCATCTTTTCTTTGAATTGCTGTTTCAAAACCTCAAGCTCTGAATCTTCTTTCTTATTCTTGTCTTTTTCTTTGTTCTTATTATCAGAGCCATCAACGTCAGCGTCCGCATCAGTTGTTTCCTCTTTGATATCATCTTCAGTGTTTCCGTTTTCGTCATCTTCGTTTGAAGCATTATCTTTTTCGGATTGAGCATCATCAATTTTCTTACGAAGCTCTTCCATTTGTGCTTTGAGTTCTTCTTTAGTAGCCATTAAAATTTCTCCTACAGTCACTGACTGTGTTAGCCGTTGAGTTACAAACTCTCAGGTCGAATTAGGGTCCTACACCATAAAAATCTTTATTAGGTACGTCCGTCAATATGTCTTTCCTAGTTATAGGGTTAGGCGGATCAATAAGACCAAGTTGTTTTGCTTCAGCGAGAAGTTCATCGTAGGTAGCCTTAGGCAACCCCTCTTTTCGCATTTCAGCAAGAGTTCTTCGGATAGTATCCCCCTCTAGGGCATCCGCATAGATTTCACGGAGAGCAGCTTTAGCGTTATCTGCTTCCGCTAGATTAGTAAAGAAAGCGTCGTGGATTGTACCAGTAGACTTGCCCTCTTTGCGGCCCCACAAGTGGAACTTGCGAACAATAACCGCGTCGTTAGAATGGTTTCCATTCACACCCAGACCAATAGAAGCATCTTGGACAGATCCTTTTCCAAGGAGCTTGCCGTCTTCAGCTTGTGCTGCATAGATGTTCATAACCTTTCGTCCTGTTATGGGATCCCTGAATTCAATTCTCTCTTGAAGTTCCGGTCGGTATCTTTGTGTCATAACCTTACCGTCAAAAGTCACCCACGGGATGTCTACCTTTTTAGTTTCAGTTGTAAAGCGTTTAGATACTCTTTTCCAGAAATTAATGAATTCATTTGTAACAGGTGCTCTGTCAGACAGCTTCTCTGACATTAGCGCAGAAAGTTCTTTAAAGTCATTTGGGCCAATCAGGCCTCCACGAGCACTAGTCACCTTAGCAACAAAGTCTGCCGTGTCGCTGTGAATTTCTTCTGCTTCTTTTAGAAGCCTTAGACCAATAGACTGGTCCTTGTTCACCATATTGATAAGCTCACCCCTAAAGGCTTTCAGATTAGCTGAAGTAAGTTCTGCACCAATCCTATCTGCTTGTTTGATCTGTGAATCAATTATCCTAAGCTGACCGCTTAGCTCTGATTTAGTAATTGTAGTAAAGCCTTTTTCATCTAGAAGTTTAGATAGCTTTGCTGCAACGTTAGCGGTCTTAGTTGCCTCACCGGCACCGTAGAAACTTACCCAATTTGTTCAATGGGGTGGTTATTCCCATCCGCATAACAATAACTTAGCTATGCTGCTACATGTTTCCATGCAGATCAGACTATATCATCAACCTCTCTGTAGTAGGTTGCCCTGCGCTTCCACTCGACACTTGAGTGTACTCCTCTCGGATAGTCGTTGAACGTTCCTTATACAATACTATAGTATTGTATGAGGCTTCGCTGCTGATTGTCTTCACCGTTACGTGGTCAGAGTTTCCAGCAATTCACAGGGTTTAAAGAACACAATATAAGTTTATGTTCTGCGCTTTAGCACCTTTAGCAAGATCCTCCCAAGTCAAGTTCGCGTCACGGAGCGCCTTAATCTTGTTGAAACGAGGATCATTAATGGTGTCAATAGCCACTAGGTCATAGAGTCTATTCTTTTGTGTCGTAGGAACAACGTTAGAGGCTTCCGAGACCATACGGTCCCCAGTAGAAAGCCCGATAATTTGTGCACCAGAGGACGACGCATCGTTCTCTATCATAAGACGTGTTTTAAATGATTTGAGTTTAGCAGCATCTCTCATGTCGCCGCCAACGTGGTCATATACACGAGCATACTCTAAAGCCATACGAGACATCTTAGGTACCTCGGGTCCTTCTAGACCCTTGATTAGGGGGTGTTCTAGGAACTCCCTCATACGCCTGTCTCTCTGGGTTTCTTGCTGCATTAGCCTTCCTAGAGAAAGAATGTCTTCCCGCTTTCTCTGAAAGATAGCCTTACGACCACTAAGGGTAAGAGCCTCTGTACCGGGTCCAATCATAGCTCCAATCTGGGTTTCTAGCTCATCTACTGCATTGAGAGTCATTGGAGTAGCAATAGCATCATCTAAAAAGGGTCGAACCATCTCACCACCAGTAGGTGTCAGGTATCCACGGTGGTAGACACGGCCACGGCTATCCATGTATGTATCCGACCAAAAGGGTTTACCACGATTTGTCTGGTACCTGCCTGCTGTCATGAAACCAAAGCCTTGGTCACCACGTTTGATGATCTCGTGTCTAAACTCATTAAGGCCATCGTAGTAATCTGTGTTACCGCGAGGGTCACGGAACCTAACAACATCATCCATAAAGTTAAAGAACACCGGATCTGTTTGGTATTGTGTACCAGAGGCTTGGTTTAGAGCATTAGCAAAGTCTGCATCAACCTGATTTGCGTCAAAGCTAGCGTACTTACGTCTAGATATGATAGGTCTGCCGGTAACATTACCACGAGCATCAAAGGCTTCCTTCTTACCAGCGCGGACAAACTGCCTATCTCTATCAAAAGAAATACCCATACGTCTGCCAACAACAACTCGTCTTTCAGCCTTCTGTAGCTCAATAAGACGTTTGTCGATTACCTCAACCTCTCTAGAAACTGTGTCTCCCCAGAAGCCTGTGGCACGACCTGTCTCTACATCTAGAACACCTCTGCGGGTCTTACCACGGTAGTTGAGACGGATCATCTTTCTGTCCTTCATGTAATCAAGGACTCTGGAACCGTCTTTGTGGTAGTCTTGTAAAGTGTGTTTCTGGAATGGGTTAACATCTTCTAGATCTTTTGCCATTTGTTTACCAATAGCAATAGAAAGACCGTCGTAGTCTGTCATTTGTCCAGAACCAACAAGCTTTACTGCTTTAGAAAGAGAGTTGAGTACTTTGTCATCCATTACCTTTGATGTAGGATTCTTCTTAGATGTAAGAAATTCAAAGTCAATAATTCTACGAATACGTTCATCGATACCACGTTCAAATCTAACAGCTAATTCGTCTGTGGGTGTTCTATACCATTTTAAGTACTTAGCAAATGAGGTTTTCTCCCAACGCTTCTTAAGTGTTTCGGGTTTCTTGACTTTTCCCAGAAGACCTTGGAAATAAGACCTTGGTGGGCTTTTCCCTCTGAAGTAAAGCTCTTTCGAGAGTTTAGCTCCAACACCAATACGGAAGGAATCAATAGACCTCTGATCTGCAAGAAGTCTATCCTGTAGCTGATCAATCTTGTAGTAATCACCCATAAGCTGGACTTGAGGTCCTCCTTCTTTAGCACCAAAGAAGCGAGAAAATAAGTTGTATTTATCTCTCTGTCTAGTATCAAGAAGACGGGCAGTGTTCTGAACAGCAAATCTATTTTCTGCTCTAAGTACATTAGCAAAGTTGTCCCAAGGCTGCTTGTCTTTCCTAGCTCGCTCTATTACAACCCTAAGGTTTTCAATAGCAACTGTTTGCTGATTTGTTGACACTTTCTCTTCTAAGGAGTTAATCACAGATCCAATGAAGTCTTTATCTTCAGATTGGAGGACTTTAGAGTTCCTCATGAAGTCAAGACGTTCTTGTAGAAGTGTGTAGTTAGGATCATAAAGGTTGTTGTTTCTTGCCTCACCTGTAAGGGGGTCGAAGCTATTATTACTTTCATCGAAGATGTTAGCTGTACGGCGACGAGCGGTTTGTTTACCTTGCAGTGTTGTACCTTTAAAGTCCGTTAGAGAGTAAGTTTTACCGAGATCATCAGCATCATTGACAAATAGATCTACAACCTCTCGCTTATACTTAGCATTCCTGACGAGGGTGCTAGGGCGCGCCACAGCGATCTGTATTACGACATCTTCACCTATCGACTGCTTAGGGCGGAAAATGTTAGTAAGATTAGCAGCACGACGTCTCAAAGCAGTGATAGAGAGTGCGCTACCTTGAGGTGTCACGAAGTTATCGGCTTTGACTTCTCCTTTTCGGAAAAGATCTGCCTTTTCTTGACTACCAAGGATCTTTGTTTGGACATCATAAGCCTGACGTTTAAGCCACTGACCAAAGGTTTCTTTCTCTGGGGGAGATCCTGTTAAAGAACTTCCTTTCGTGGTTTCAAGAGCAGCTAAATTGATCCTATCAGACTCTTTCTTTAGCAGTTCGGCTTTGCTCTCAAATATAGGAACAAGGGTAGAACGGCAGTTAAAGTGTAGTGGAGGGGCAAAACGCCTATCACCTACATCATAGATCTTACCATCATGATAACGACAAATGCTAGAAGTACGATTATCAAGCATTGCTTGGAACATGTAGCCTTTGATGGCTTCCTTGTTTTCCCCTACCGCACTAAACAGAGCATCGCGCTGCGTAGCTGTGATACCTGTACGAGAAAGAGTACCCGCTTGGTGGGCTGTCATCTTGGTTGTTTTGCTGACGTCACTAATAATTTGATTTTGAGACTTATTATCTCTACGACCACGCTTCAACCAAGTTTGTACCCTAGTTGTCTCACCACGAGCAATGTTCTCTACGTTATTTTTGATAGCAGCATCACCGTTGATACTAGCGCCAGTAATATCTGCTAGATCAGCCTTGTTCTTAGGTCTACGAACGGAGAACCATCCTTTAGTGTGTTTTGAGATACTATCAGTGTAGAAATCTACCTCAGCACCATGTAGCTCTGTCAAATTTGTCTTCTGCCAAGAAAAGAGCTCTGTAGCAAAACGGTTTTGCTCTCGTCTGAATTTGTTGGCTATTTTCTTCTTTTGATCAATAGTAGTTGTTGCTAAGTCTTCCTTAACAAGCTTAACTAGAGACTCACGATGACGATTTACAATACGACTATTACCAATCTGAATGCTCTCTTCGAACTTTCTAACGTCAGTAAGGTGATCAATCACCTCGTCGTTCATTTTCTGTGTAACATCCATTCTAGCAATCTCCTGATTGGTAAGTTTGGTGGAATGAACCGCACAGTCCTTGCAAAAGACCGTCGCCCCCTTAGAACATGTCACCCCGTTTTATGATTTTTGCCTGCAGCTTTCTTGGCATAACGTTTTCACCCTGCATTTAACTTGCCTAAGGCAGCAAAGAGTAATTATGGCCGACCCGGAAGGACTCGAACCCTCACTTGAAGATTAGAAGTCAACTGTTCTATCCTGTTGAACTACGGATCAATGTATAGTGTTTATAGTTTATGTGTGTCGTATCCTAGCTTAATCTTATGTATGGTGGTCCTGCCGGGACTCGAACCCAGATATTACGATTATAAGTTGTACGCTCTAACCAGTTGAGCTACAAGACATTGATTATTAAATTGGTACGGGTAGAGGGAGTCGAACCCCCACGTCTTTTAAAACACTAGGACCTAAACCTAGCGCGGCTACCTATTTCGCCATACCCGCATGGTCCCCCCACCCCGGACTCGAACCGGGAGAACCGGCAGTTTAAGTGCCGTACGGTTACCAATTACGTCAGTGGGGAATGGTACCGTGTAATTAGTGGTGGAAAGGGGAAGAATCGAACTTCCTACGCGCAGGGCTTCAACCTACCGCTCTACCTCTGAGCTAATCGGGTAAATATAAATAATGGCAGCTTAGGTAGGACTCGAACATACATGTGTTACCAGTCAGCCACTAAGCTATTAGTCTATCCAGCGATGAGAGCAAGAAAGATCACAAAAGCTATTGCCCCGCCACCTACAAGGAGACCAAGTGATTTAGTCTTAGACCAAGCTTTTACTTTATCTTTTGCTTCGATGACTTTTTCCTTTGCTGTATCAATGATGTCTTTCATTGTATATCTCCTGATATCGAATATGGTTGCGCAGAGGGGAGTTGAACCCCTAGTACAGGCCTTATGAGGGCCGCGTGTTACCATTACACCACCGCGCGAAACTTGGTGAGAGAGGGAGGACTCGAACCTCGCTCGGTTAAAGATTTTCCTCGCCTAGTTATTCTTATTCTTGTACTTGTCCACCGTAGTCATTCATAGATCGAGCCATTTGGGCTACAGGGTCAGCCCTAATCTCGCTTACACCCTTTTCATCGTTGTAGTCGCCCGGAATGAAATCATTCTCTTTAGCGATATTAATAAAGACAGAACGAGGAATAAGGCCCATCTGGTACCACTCTGTAACAAGACGCATACCATCTTCACCCTGAGCCTGAGGACTAAAGTCCTTAGACATAGCAAAGTCAATATTTTCTGCTGTTAGTTCAAGATCGTAGCGCCAGTTAATCATAAACGCAATAACAGACCGCATAGTATTAGAAATCTTCATATTAAGAGTACCAAGAGTGGCTGTCTGTGATGAGTTACGAAGCTCTAGTGCAATACCCGACTCTGTTGTCTCTGGGGCAAGCATACGAATACCCAGCTTAGCTAGTTCCTCTAGAGTTTGTTCAATAGAGTCCTTCATATCGCTAAGAGCAGCGGTAGGAGGAGTGAGAACATCCGCTGTAACACCGCTAGGAAGGAACATCATAGTACCTAAACCTTGGCTAGCAATCTTCTGCTGTTCACCCTCTTCAATGTCTCCTATAAAGATAGGTGTGTAGGTAGCTGCGCCATACATCAAGTGGTTACGCCTAGAGATCTTATTGTAAAGGCCAATTTCTCGGTTAACAAAGGTTAATAGGATAGGCTCTTCAATATGAGTTTCACCGTCGAGAGGCCAAGCAGGGATACGTGCAAGACGCTTACCAAACTGTTGTGGTTTAAAAGTTTCATAAAGTTCATAACCAGTCTCTTCAATCCCTTCTTTTCCGGGTTTAAGACTGTTGTCAGTAATTTCTCCACCTTGAGCAGTGGCTGTAGAATTATTTTCTTTACGGTACTCATCAACAACTAGAAAACCTTCCCTATCAATGTAATGATCTCTTACGGTACTGACTAAGGTAGGATGCCAAGGGTTGTCATTTTTGTATACCGGAGTATAAAAACGAGTAATAAACCGTGTCATAGCCGGTAGGCCTGTAACGGGATGATATCCCTCAATAACGTTGATCACATTCTCTGCTGAAATAAGAGAAGGATAAGGCTTTACATAGTTTGCCTGCTTTGGAGTCATGTTCTCAGTTTCTTCTGGGGATACAGAAGGAACATCAACATAAATCCATGAATATGAAGTTTGCATCTCTTCCCAGACTGCGTCATCAAGAAAGTGAAACAGAGACTGATTGTCAGAAGTAAATCTGTGTCTAATCCAGTCAATCATTTCTATCCTTAGAGTCTCTGGAATTTCATCAGGAAGTTCAAGATTAGATTCTTTTCTTAATAGAGCACCAGTCATTGAACGAGCGTACTGAGCAGTAACCCCCGGTAGTTCAGCTTCATCTTTATAGAAATTGTATTGATTTTGATCCATAGTAGGCGAGAAAGGAAGCAAGATGTTCCTCTTATTGCCATCATGATCAATGTCATGAACAATCTCATCGTGGGCCTTTACAGCCTCTTGGCCTCGGACCACAGCTCGGCACTTCGCCCAAGTCGATCTAATAGAATCGTATTGATAGGACGGAGTACCCACACTCGACTTGTTTACAGAGGTCGAGAGAGTAATTTTGGCCATGTCCGGCCCTCCTTTCTGCTTAAATTACCTTAAATTAAGGGGTTTTCTCTTCTTTAACACATCGTATTTTTGTTTTGTCTGCTGTAGGATCCTCTCTTGAGATCTAAGGCTTGAGGCTCTTTAAAAGTACTTGTTTAAGCTATCAACAAACAACAATGCTTTCGATTCAAGAGAGGTCCTCTTAGGGTCTCTTCTTAGCATCTACTGACTCCGATCTCGTCAGTAAGGTCCCTAGTTAGGATTCTTAAGGGTTTTCCCCTCTCTTTAACGTCACCTATTTATGTCTTTATTTACAAAGACTTATCTACCCTAAAACCATGAGTTTTGTCTAAATTTAGCCTCCTACTGACTCCGATCTCGTCAGTAAGGTCCCTAGTTAGGATTCTTTAGATTTTCTTTTTTCCTCTTCTTTAACGCATCGTATTTATCTTAATGAAAACAAAAGTTTTTCATTAACCTTCTGCTAAGATATTAATCACAACCAGTATCGAACCCTTTGATAACTCTTACTGCTGTAATGATGACATTCGGATGGGTCTGCTCATTATACCTTAGAAGAGATTCAGCTAAATTACCAACTGGCTCTTCTAACGTTTCACAAATAGCCCCATCTGAAGCCTCTGGATTAATTGCTCCTGTCAAGGAGGTACTGCAAGCTGTCGTTAACGTTATTAGGAGCAAGGCGAAGAGACTCATTGATTTTCTTCCTGCGTTCATTTTGGTTCTCCTGAAGTTCAATAGTAATTTCACTCCGCTCTGCAGTTCTAACGTACCTCAAAGCACCAAATACAGTGCCTCCTAGTGCAATAACAACCGCGATAGCAATTAAGATAGTTTTGATTGGCATATCATTCCCACCCTTCTTCATACTTAACTTTGTCACGTTTTGCCACATTTTCTGTGATCTCATGCAATCCAAGTGCCGAGCAAACAGCAGCTAGAGTGGGCGTGAAAGTTGTTTCCAGAAAAGAAGTATCACCAGAAAACATACCCCAACCTAGACAAGCAATAAAAGTTCCACCTGTGAACTCGCGCTTGTAGGTCTTTTTTCGGGGTCCTTGCTTTTCAGTGAATTTCTTTTTAACAAGATCAGGGGCTTTTTCTCCTGTTTCAATCTTATCGGTCATACCCCGGCGCTCCCTTTGGAATCTCGAAGTGTACCCAGTCAATAAAGCTGTGGTCTGTGTGTTGACCATCACCATCCCAGTCAGCGCCCCAACGAATAGGCACACCTAGTTTCTGACCAGCTAGCCTCATAGCAACACCAATTGCTTGATATCCTTCATACTTGCCCGCGTGGTCTACTTTGTAGAATGACTTAACGTTATCAGTATTCCAACTAATGTTACCGTTTTCCCACCAAGCTAGATCGACAGCCATACCAACAAGGTGACGGCTGTTCATTGTCTTTGACTTCCCTTCACTAACTAAACGACGCTGCCTTTCTCTAGACCTCATACCCTCAATTACAGCAAAGTCCTCTGTGGAGTACTCGCTTAGGGCAAGATATACAACGCGAATTAGATCGGGGTGCACCCCCGCGAGACGATCGCGGGAGCGCTTAGACAGAACAAATCCTGTTTTTGTCATAATTTATCTCTTCCTTTAACTTTTTTCTTTTTAGGGGGTTCAGGCCAAGCTGGAGCCTTTGGATTAAGTGTGTTGTCAGGCAGATCTCTAAGAGCTTTCCTGTAATCAGTCCAAGCTTTCTTGTCTGATTCCACATCTGGTAACATGAATTTATCCGAAGCTGCTAGCTTTTTATTACGTTTTAGTCTAAATACGCGCCATTCTTCTTCTTTTCGGCGCTTGTTCTCCTCTTTAATTATGACGTCTTGTTCTTTTTCTACTAGAACTCCGTTAGAAAAGGTTAGATCCTTAGGCTTAACGTTATAAGAAAATTCTGCGATAAGTTGGCCTTCTTCTAAAACTCTCTCAAGCCACTCACGATTACGTGATGTACCTAGAATTTCTTCTTTGTTATTATACAAAATATAAATCATTTGAACCTCACAAATATAGAAGAAATACAGTCAAGAAGTTCAATATCACCAGATTCTCCCATCCAGTATACAAATACAGAAAAGAGCGCTTCTGCAGGATTTCCATTAAAAGATCTAATGTTTTCAAGATCTTTAAGAACGCTTACAACAGTAACGTAGTCGGTTTCTTGTTCTATTGGTGATAGAAGACGTTGTTTCATAACATGGTAGCCAGTACCACGGACTTTACCATCACCTTGGTATATATCAACAGTTCCTGTTCCTGTTCCTGCAGTAGTAGCAGAGAATAAATCTCCGGGGTTGTATAAAAGACCTGCTGTACCGGCCATGTTATTCCAGGTGCCTTGAGAGGTAGACCCTAATGATTTTATTATGTAAGTGACCCCAGATATAACCGAAGTAACAGGTATGTCAATAATGTTTGTTGTGCTAATAGTACTCCCAACAGATTTAGTCTGTCCTACGGTACCATCCAAAGCATTCCAGTTTGCTTGCCCCGCACTACCAAGGTCGAGGATTGTGTAAGAGGAAAGGCTATTCATAAATCCACAGCTAACATCCATTAACACATAAGGACTACCCGCTTCAATTTTATAACCCCAAGCATCATTATCTGCGACTAAATTAGAGTAAACATGCTCGAAGTTAACAGCAATCTGAACATCAGCATTATAAGCAGGGGGTATATCTAAGGTAGCCCCGCCCACTAGTTGTAAGAAGTTAATCCCCTGCATAGGTAGGTTTCCCCTATATAAATTATCTTCTAGCTGAGTGATATTACCACCCTTAACTATAAGTTTACCACTACCGTCCGAGGATAAGCTTCCATCTCCAATACTGATTTTATCAGCAGTTAAAGTATCGCTTACAAGCAGATTACCATCAATGACTTCATCTTGCTTAACCCAAGTAGATCCGGTATAGATCCATACAGATTGACTAGTTGGACTAGCCTGTGCACCTGTATAGAACCAAGCTTGATCACTTGAGATTGGTGGTGTAGGTGTATTGAGATCAGAGTTCCATCTCGTCTGGGCTGTATAAGCACTAGTAGGAAGAGAGGTAACAGGTATGTTCCATCTCCCCGGACCTCTAGCACCTACGGGTCCATCTTCACCGTCACTACCACTCATACCAACGACACTTGCCGCAGAGAACTCAGCGGTATTAATGATGTCGGTACTTTCACGACTAGCCGCCGTAGCTTGAATAGCAAAGAGATACTCTCCCGCATTAAGAGACGGAGCAGTCTGTGCCCAGTTTCCTAGGATACCTGTTAAGACGCCTGTATTAAAGTTGTAGGTCAAGTCACCAGTAGGATCCGCTGGTGGTGTAGTAGTTGTATTCTTAGCGTAGAGAGTAACAAACGCTGTATTGATACCGTCTTGGCCAGCCGAAGACTCAACAACCGGATTAGAAAACTCTGTTCCAGCTAGGGAGTTTGTCGCCGTAGTAGCTGAAGCAGTAGCTCTAGTTACCCATAGCTCTTCGTTTGGATTCAAGCTAGGGGGTAGCTTAGACCACCCGTTGAGGTTACCACCAGTAAGATCTGCTGTGCTAAAGGTATAATTAAATGTACCAGTAGGTTTAGGTGGTGGGGTAGAACCAGAGGCTAGTTTCTGGAATAACAGAACAATTGCTGAGTTAAGACCATTTTCACCGTCACTACCACCAATACCGCTAGAAACGATAACAAACGGAAGAGATATTAGAGCAATAGACGTACCATCATTAAACTGAAAAGTAACAGTTGCAAGTTCATCATTAACACTAACACTAGGTGTAATAAACCCAACGTTTACTTCATCTGGTATATCCGCTGATCTGTCTGTAACAGGGGCAGACCAAGTATTACCAGAGCGCGACAGTCGGTAACGGTTTCTTGCTACAGTAAGACCTGCTTTAATAAAGATTACATCAATATCAAGGAATGTATCACTGTAAGTTCCTGCATTAGGATTGTATATGATCTGGCCTTGTGTGACATACACCGCATTTGATGTGATACCTGAGGTCACAGGTGCTTGGCTAGTAACCTGTATGTTGTCTGAGTAGGCACTAGAATTACCTTGAGTATCAACTGCACAAACCCTGTAGTTATACAGTGTATTTGGTAGCCTGTTAGAGTCAGTAAACTTAGAACCAACCTCTGTACCAACTAGGGTTGTTGGGTTAGCAAACACAGACCGATAAATCTGGTACTCTTTGAAGTCTAGCAGAGGTGAGTTATCAATGTTTTGTGTAACTTCGTCCCAAGTTAGATCAATTACGGTACCCTCGGCAGTAGCCACTAGGTTTTGTGGAGGTTTAGGGAAAGTACTATCAACACCAGAAGTGAAGGCGATATGTGTAGGCTCAGACTCTAAGCCAGAGGTAAGAATAGTTTTCACTATTGCATGGTAATCCTTACCCCCATCGAGGGAGGGTATCCTAACAGAGTTTGATACACTCGTAGCTGTTTGCCGTAATACATCATCTACCTTCTTATACTCAATAAGGTAAGAAGCATCATTGTATACAGTATCCCAAGTTAGATCAACGTAAGAGTTAGATACTGCGCCTTTAAAAAATTCTACCCCTGTAGAGGCTTGCAAATTTGTTGGCTTACTAATAGTAAAGTCAAACACAGGTTGAGAAGTATAAGGAATATCATCTGGCACATTCCAAGCAAACATGTTAGCTGTTACAAGTGTTGCTTTGACTTTAACAGAAAAATCCACCCTGATTTCAACTTCTTCTGCTTTCCAGATACCATTTGGGGCGTTCGTAAGTTCAGAGTCAATTCTGAAGAAATCACCGGGTTCAATCCTAAGACCTTTTCTGCCTAAAGTGATCTCAAGGTTATTTGAGTCACGAGAGATCCTTACTGTTTGCTCAGCTTCAGCCATAGCGTGGTAAGGTGTCGTAGCATCAGAAGTAATTGTACTCTCATAGATCTTATTGTTGTCTTCAGCTAGGTAAGTGTTATGAACAGTACTTCCTCGCTCGGGCCAAGAAATGGAATCTGAAGCAAAGTTCTCAAACTCGTTATTAAAATCAACCGTTACTCGGTTAAACCTTTGAGCGGCTTGACCAAATTCTTCTTGAATGCTTCCAACACGAAGAATATCATCATCACCAAAGGTGTTGTCTGCATTGATAAGTGCTTCTAGTTCTGCGTCAGTATCAGGATAATTCATAACAAGACGGTATTTACCATCGTTGGTCCAAACCAAATCTGCAAAAGGAATACCGCTTAAGATAGATTCAATATTATCCCTAACACTTTGGCTGGGATCAATTGTTAAGTTACCTTCAAACCTATACACATCTTTTCGAGGAGCAGAGATTTCAACGTATTGGCCGATCTCTTCTACGGGCTGACTTAAGAGAGCATAATACTGAGTGGAGGTCAGCCCGTACTGATCCCAGATCCCCCAGGACTGCTCCTGGCCCCTGGGGGGCTGATAGTCATCAATCGGATTCAGCGACCCAATCGGATCATAGATTTCTGATACGAATTTATAGAACTTACCCGTATCAACGGCCTTGTAGATGGTAGACCCTGATGGGTGTCCAAAGTAGTCTTGATCTTTAAGAGACTGTTTAGTAGGGAAGCCAGAGAGTGTACCGTACTCACGGAGAGGGCCTAGACCATTAACACCACCACCAAACTGTTGGTCAGACATAGCAACCACACCAGCAATACCTGCTGCTCTACCAAAGGAGTCAATTTCAATTTGGCTATCAAGCAGACCTGCACCGTAGGGTGCGGTCAGATAATCAAACAGAACTTCTACGCGATTGTTAGAGTACTCCTTGTATCCGGATATACCATATGATCCCCCTCCAAGGTCGTCAAATGTGCGAATGTGGTTACCTTTAACAAGGAACTGTAGTCGTGGTATGCCACTGTACTGAGGCTCTTTACGGTTTAGTTTGAATATGTTAGTAGAGTAAGCACAATTAGTGAATTTGTTTGTTGCCGGTTGACCGTTAGCAGTATCAAGAGGTTCTGCTGTACCACCACTGTAGTGTACGTAGAAGTTATGAGTAAACTTCTTTTTCTGATATTTATAGGTAGTTGAGTTAACAAGAATGTCTTCAACACTCTCAATTCTTGTACCTTGGGTGTTACACAGAGCAGTGTTAAACATTAGGTAAGAGTTCTTACCAGCGTTGTGGGTACCACCTTCAAAACTAAAGTCTTCCGGTTGTTTAAAGGCATTACTTGCAGCAGTAACAGCGGGTGTGATTGAGCTACGCACTCTATGGTTAAGCTCAGTACCACCAATAATCTGTTTTCCGTAAATAATAGGAAGAGGTCCGACCTCACCCCTTACTGGAATAAAGAAGCCTCGTCTCTTATCAGCCTCCGCCTCAGCCTTTCTTCTTGCCCTGTCTTGTTTTTTCTTTTGGTTCCTGGCTGAAATAACTTGAAATGCCGCTGAAACGGCAAATAGGACTAAAGACTCAATACCCATTAGATTTTCCCCCAGTTAAGTTCAATTTCAACGTTGTCGTAGACTTTATCAAAAGAAGTATCAGTGTCTGAGTACTGATTCATACCATCCTTTGAAATCATCATAACGTTTACTGCATCAAATGCATCCATGGGAGAACTTCCTTCTAGAGACACAATCATTTCTTCAAAGTCATTAGATATACGAGGACGATCAATTGTTCCGTTGTAGACATTAATAATGTCTGCGGGGTCAAGCATTGGTTTTCCATCAGCATCAAGAAAACCTACTTTAACGCTAATAGGCTTACCAATAACGTTATTACCTTTGATCTCACTTCTAAGCAATTCGTCGTTGTCAGAAAAAGTTACTGTGTAAGCCGCCCTATCAACAACAGAATTATTACGGTAAGAGGAAACACTAAGCACCCCCCCATCAGACACATAAACGCCACCATCAAATGTAATATCAGAAGGGAAAGAAGTGAAACGATAGGTAGAGGTCAGGTCTAGCCTGATTAGATAAAATACTCGGATAGGGTCACGGTCTAGTGCCGCTTGTACATTTGGTGAAAACGTTCTCATGACTGCTCCTTAGATTAGATTTCTTCAACCAGATTCACTGTACCAGCATTAGAAAGAATACCATCAGAGAATGTAATGCCTTTGATGTCATTAACATCACGACTATAAGTTAGAAAGCAATTAGACCCATGTTGTATTCCTGTAGATGAAGGCACGGACTGAATAAGGCCGGGGTGAATACGGGTAGAGCCAGAACCGTTCACGGTAGACTCTGTTAAATACACCTTTGAATGGTTTGAAAACTTGATGAATGATCCGGCAGGAATTATTCCCGATCCGGAGATGTTAATAGTTGTTGTTCCTGCTGAGTAAGTAGCCGAAGCGTTCATAAAACCAGCCGCCCAAGCTTCATCTACCGAGGGAAGTTGGGGCATAATCATAGTATCAACTGACCCAATAGCATCCCTAAATACCGATCCCACAAGAGACAGAGAAGAGCTTTCAATTGTGATAAGCTGAAAAGATAGCTCCCAACGCTGTGCGTTTTGGATACTACGCTCTGTTTTAAGAGAGATAGTATCACTAGAGAACATAGGTTCATTTGATCTAAAGGTTATTGGGGCGGAAATCCTGTTTCCATTGTAGAAATAAGCTGTCATTGTTGTTGTCTCCCTATACCGACAATGGTCCTGTCTAAAAGAGGCAATACATCGCTTTGAACAACCATATCTCTTTCATTTATAAAGAATTCCGTATTAGAACCATAAACTAGCGAAGTATTAAGACCTGAGGCTGTTTTACGAGCAATCAAATCACCTTCTCTTACGTCCTCTAAGTTTTCTATTTTTTGTAGGCCCAACTGAACAATAAATCTATCCATAGCTGGTTGCAGGGATCTAGTCTTTGTTCCTTTCATCATCTCTAATACAAAATGTTTGTTACTAAAAAAGGTTTGCCTTGTCCACTTGGGTTGTTGATAGCTATGGTCTACTAACTGTTTATAAACTAGGACTAACGCCCAACAATCGTTGTGGCCTATAATGATGTTCCCTGTTTTTTTTAACCGGGCTTTCATTTCTTCGATTGCCTCTAAAACTTCTTTCATACTCTTCTCCTAGTAAGTGAGGGAGGACCCTAAGGTTTCCCCCTCTCTTTAACGTCACCTAATTATGTGATAAAAAACAAACCCTTAGTTACTCCCTTTTTTTTTTTTTTTTCACTTTGAAGCTTAAGACTTGCTCCAAGACTTGTGAGTAAGTCAATTGGGCTTCCTTTAAAGAGCCGCTAAATGGACGGCCCCGGACAGTGTGTCCTGATCTTGGTTTGTCGTGTTGTCAGGTGACTACGACGTTGTAATCGACGCCATCAGTGAACAGCGATGAAGCAGACCCAAATGTGTATACATCTATCCCGTCACTGGTTTCAGAAAACGTCAATTCTGTCCCGACGCCGCGCTGCGATTTGGGCGGCTACTGTTTCAGTCATCTGCCCGCCTTAACGTTTCAATTTCAGCAAGCAAGGCTTTCGCGTCGGACACGTCATTCAGAAACGACCGCTCGCAGTGGTCGGGGTTGCGCTGCCAGAAGAATATGGCGTCAATAAACCGCTCACCCCGGCGGCCCTGCCGGTGCATCCGGGCGCTAACGCTTTCGTTCGGCCCCGTCTCTGTCAAGTCAACCGCCGTCATAACGTTGCCAAGCTGCGACAGGGCCGAACCGATCATGGATATGCGCTGCATCATGGCCAGTACTTATCATTGGTGAAGTCTGCCGGAATCGGGTCCATGGCCTTGATTGCGTGGGCCGCAAAGATGTGCGCGCTCTCGTTCGCTGCCGCCGCATTGCCAAAGGCAAAGCACGTCTGAGCGTCCATCGTGGTCAAGCTGTTGTCGGCGGCAATCCACGTGAAGTCTGCATTGCCTCTATGCCACCGCAGGTCGCCGACCTCTGCTCCACCACCTATGGCAAATCCGGCAAGGGTTGCCGCGCCCGTGATCCGCGCGAGGCTTGCAGTGTCGCAGTCATACCGTTTGCCAGCAAAGGCAAAAGTTGCGGTCATACGGCGGTCGCGTTCTGCGTTTACTGCGGCGCGGGCTTCGGCAAGCAGGGTGGCTGGGTCTGGTCTGCCAATCTTGATAATCATGCGCCCACTCCATCAGTCAAATCGGCTTCATCAACAGTCCATTCGTTACGCCATTGGCGGTCTGTTGGAATGTCAGCCACGTCTACAATCTTGTACGCCTTTCCAGTCGGCACGTCTTTTGCGGCGATTTCCTCAATTGTCAGCCCGCAATCGGCAGGGATGATAACCGCCACGTTGCCTTCGTCGTTTTGGTAGATAATGCGTTTGTTTTGCATTGGGTCGCTCCTTACCTGAAAAACATAACTTCTACTGACGGGAAGTCTTCTACGTTAGCACCTGCATTGACTGTCTTAATGCGACAAGCAGTAGTTGTTTTTGTTCCACCGTTCGTCCGACCAATTAACACGTCTTTAACTCCACCCGTATCCTCGCCAGAACCGGACATAGCGTAATTCGCATCCTGCATTGCTGTCGTAAAGTTTACAGTGTAATCACCCACGCCATTATCAGTAACGCTCGATACATTCCCGCCGCCGCGGATTGCCACTGTTCCGGTGCCGTTGAAATTTACCCACGCGCGGCAGGCATGCATCGGGGCTGTGCCGCCAGGATCAAGCGTTGCGCCTTTTACGCTTAAACTTTTGGTAATTTGGACATCACCGCCTGACGTTATTCTCATACGTTCCGTCGGGAATTCTTCGATATCTGGTCTTGTTCCAAATGTTAAAGCCTGTTGATAACCCGATACGGATTCTTGGTCCCAGCCTATGTAGCATCCCGTTTCTTCAAATGAATTAGAAATTCCGAAACCAATATATCCTTTGCCAAGAGTGTCACCACTGCTACCAGCACTGTTGATAAACTGAGCAACCATTGAATTGTTTACTTCTTCCACAACACGAAGTTTTTCAGGACTATTTGCAGAAGCCAGCCCTAAGTTAGCGCGCGCTGTCGTCGCGCTTCCCAGATCGCTTAAATTGTTGGATCGGTGGGCGTAGCGGTTGTCTGGCTGAACAGATGCCGTCCCAAGCGCCGTTCCCTGCCGGTAAGGTGTCCAGCCGCTTCCATCCTTTTTGGCGACGATAACCCATGCGCTATTTGCCTCATTGCGCACTTTCATGAGGTCGTTATTCGTATCGAACCAGAGCATGTGCGCAAATGTCGGGTTCGGCTCTGATGATCCGGCATTGTTCGTCGCAATCGCGCTCAGAGCGGTGTTTGTTGTGAAGCCGGAGTCGTTGGTCAGAAGCGAGATGTTCGATCCAGACACTAGCTTGCCGTCGAGCGCACCCTGCAGCCCCGTGACGGTCGAGATGGCCTGCGTGTGTGCTGCTGGGGCATAGTCGCTGCTGTCAAAAGACTTAACCTGAGCTAAGTTAGTTACCTCACTGTCCATAAGAGCACCAGCGGATGTCACATTAGCTGTGTCTGTAACGTCTGCGGAAGCCTCGATGTTGTCCAACTTAGTCTTGTCACCATCTACAAAAGCACCCTCAGTAGGTGGCTGTTGCGCTGTATCTGCAAGACTTCCTTGCGCTGCAGTGGCGAAGTCTTCTGTGCTAGCCGTTGCTGCAGAACCCGCGTCTGAAATACTAGAAAGGGGCTGTGTACCTGTATGTGTTCCCCTATCTCTTAGTTGAGCGTCTGTTGCGTTGGCGGTTGCGTTGGAAGCAACGCCTTGAGTCTTGCTGATCCCGGCGTCGATATCTTCACCGGTATGGATACTGTTATATGGCATTGTTGTGGCTCCTACTCTGCAGCGGTAATAAATTCTTCTCCGCCTGATGTGATCAGTTGATCCTCATACGTTGGCGGAGAGGGTATGTACCCGTAAATAATTTCCGGCTCTGCCCGCGCGACAGTCATCTGAACCCCACTCTTGCCGCTGAGCTGTTGAACGGGAGGTTCAGCGTCAAAGTCTCCGGTGTTGAAATCCCCGACACGAATGTGAGTGACCGGAAAGCCCACGCTGAAGCCGTTAGGGGTCGGTCCGGAGGTCCGAACGATTTGCACTCGAAATGTCGCTGTGCTCGGCCCGAGATCGCTCGTGCCTTCAAAGATCACCCGCACCTTACCGGCGACTCGATCTGTATATGAAATGATCTCTTTGCCGAGAATCTGCGCACTTGGGTCATAGATCCTGACCTCCCATTCTGTGAGATCGAAAGGAGCCCCTAAAGCATCTACGGTCTCCTGTGGTCCAAAGAAATTAAGGTCGACGGCCACGTCACCGCCAGCGTTGTGTATAAGCGTGGTCATTGGCAATCCCCCTTCATTCTGTCGTCCGTATTAGCCATTATTTTACTCCTTTCATACAGGCCCCCACGGCAGAAGTGCAGGCCTCCAGACCAGCAGTTCAGATCCTTTTCTTGGTTATCATAAGGGTTAGCCATTTATATTCCTCAAATTTTCTAGGTGGGTTAGTCTTTAGTTAATAACCATTAGATAGGCAACTAAAGTGCCAGCACCGCCGCAGGCGTTCAGCCAGTTCAAACTGCCGTAGGTTAGGGCCTCGTCAGGGCCAGACCCAAAGGCCATTGCAAAGTGGTTGCCGTCGGCGCGCAGGGCGTCTGGGCAAGGGATTGTTAGTCATACATACGCCCCCACATCCACCTCAACCTCAACCTCAACCTCAACCTGCGTCAGCCCCATTGCGGCCAACGTTGCCAACGCATCGTCTCCGGCACAGGCGGTCAGTTTGTCAGGCGCTACCTCAACAGCCTCTAGCGAGAACACCAGCGCCGCTTGTGCGAGCCGTGCCGCATCCATGTCTATAATGTTGTCAGTGTCCCATGAGGGGCGCTGTAGGCCGCTCTGTGCTGTTGTGGTGAATGCGTCAGACACGATCAAGCTTGCGCAGGCGTAAAGGTTGCCCCCCGCGTCCTGCCAGTTCAGCGCCACGTAGGTTTCTGCATCAGACGGACCGTAGCCCAGCACCATGGCTAGTTGGTTTGCATCATCCCGCAGCGCCTCGGGGCAAGCGATTGTTAGTCTCATCAGTAGCCTCCTGTTACTGCTACGGTCCATCCGCGTGACCGTAGCGTGTCGATTGCTGCCTCACCAGCAGCGGACGGTGCCGATCCGCCCGACTGATCGAACACACGTGTTCCTGCCGCAATACCGGATGCAACAAGCGACACTAGGATGTTGTCGATGCTGGTTTGCGTCAGTGCGGTGTTGTTAAATGCGCTGGAAAAGTCCCCGCCTTTTATATTGTCGAAGGCATTAGCTGGGAAGCTGGTCAGGCTGGTGCAGTCGCGCCACGCTAACGCAAAGCTAGTCCCCGAAGACGTGTCGATTAGGGGGAAACTGGTGAGGCTTGAGCAACGCAACCACGCTATCGCAAAGATATTCCCCGAAGACGTGTCAATAAGAGGGAAACTGGTGAGGCTGGTGCAGTCCTGCCACGCTCGCCCAAAGCCAGTCCCAGAAGATGTGTCGATGAGCGGGAAACTCGTTAGGCTGGAGCAGTCGCGCCACGCTCCCCGAAAGTTAGTCCCCGAAGATGTGTCGATGAGCGGGAAACTGGTGAGGCTGGTGCAGTCCTGCCAAGCAAAAGAGAAATTAGTCCCTGCTGACGTGTCGATCAGAGGGAAGCTGGTGATTTCCGACCAATCTCTCCAGTAAGACTCAAAGTCGGTCACAGCCCCATAGCTGGCCGTTGCACCTTCCCCTACAAAGTAAGCCTCCGTCGCAGCAGCATCCCCCGCACTCAAAGCCCCGTTGCGGATTAACTGCCCCACGAGTGCGGTGCCGGGGAAATACTGCCCGTCCCTGCCGCCAATCTCATACGGACCAGCAGGAATGTTCACGCCGTAGCTTGCTGTGCCTTGGTCCGTGCCGAGAACCATTGTGCCAGTAAACCCGCCCGTTGGTACTGTCACGGACAGGCGGTCATCCACCTTGTCCAGCGTGGCGCGGGCGGGACCAGTCTGGTATGTCGGACGCGCCGCAGCCGTGGCCTGCGTGGCGTGGTTGCCGTTGCCTGATTTGTCCAGCATCAGCCCAACAGGTTGTCCCGCCGTTGTGACGGGCGTGGTGCCTGCGCTATCTTGGAACAGCGTGGACAGGTCGGATGGACCGTACCATGCACCTGCCTCGCTTCCCGTGAACACGTCAGCAGGGGTGAACACGCCGTCCTGCACCGTCACGCTCACGCTGTCCTGCGCGTCGGGTGACACGCCGTTGCTTGCTGTCTCCGAGTACTCCAGAACTTCACCGACAGACGCTTCCTCCGGTATAGTATAGTCGAGACCAGAAAGGTTCGCCGTAACGTCAACGCCATCAAGCGTAAGCGTAGGTGTCAAAGTAGGTGCAGGCGACCCGGAGTAGATGCCTTCAACGATTGTCACTGTGCTACCCTGTGCCGGATCGCCGGTGATCTGCGGGGCGGAGGTGATCGTCGGCGCGAATGCCTTGAGACCTGCCTGTCCCCAGTTTAAGAGGTCTGTAAATTCAGACGCTGTCAGACCGCGACTGATCTCCATTCCTCGCGCTATTTCTACCTTGGCAAAAGTATCTTCGCTAAACACACCTTTGTTGCCAAACAATTGGCTAACTCCTGTTTGCCAGTCCGGATAGAAACTGACACCTGTTTCCGAGGCAACCAGAGTTCCGTCGATCCAGAGTTTAAGAGTGCCGCTCGGTATGTCGCCCTCTACGATGATCACCATGTCAAGCGGCGGATCATATGTCGGACTGGGTGCATCGAGAACATCTGTACTGGTGTTGTCAATCTGGAACCGGACAGGGGAAAACGAACCTTGCGGCGCATAGATAATCCTTAGTCCGTCATTAAGATCATGGGCAGTCCAGACAGGGTTGGTGTTTCCGTTTGTGTCCAGCGACCTGATTGCAAAACATGCGGTGAAAACATCCTTGCCTGTGAAGTCTCGGGTCACGCTCGTCAGTTTATCACTGATACCGTCCGAAAGTATCGTTCGACGGTTACCCACAATCTGCAGCCTCGGACGGTCGGCGAGTACCTCCGTGCTGTGATCCACCCCGTTCGTGCTTCCGCTGTTATCTTTCCAAAGAGCCACGGGATCGTCATGGGCCGTCGCCGGAATTGTCCCGGCATCATCTTGCCAAAGACTCGACGTAGCGTAGGCATCCACGACAAAGCCCTGATCGTTTGATGTATAGAGGGTCTGCGGGAACACAAGCACGCCGGATCGACCACTTCGGCTATAGAAAACGGGAGTAGAAGTCATGTTAAGTGCTGTCGTTAGTCTCATTTCTCGACCTTTCTATTAATATTAAGTTAATAGAGCGAAGATACCAACAGCTGATGTATTTGCCGCATTAAACCTTGAGACATTTGCTGTAATAAGAGTACCGCTACCTACTTCTGCTTCAATGGTCTCTCCGGCACTGTCGAAAGAAACTACTCCACCTACATTTACAAAGAAGCCTACACAGACATCCTCTGGAACGTAATCACCATCACCTGTAGCTCTCCACTTGGGGGATAAGCCTGATACTTTTGTTGCTTGCATTTTTATTAATTCCTTTTCTTTTTGTTTGGTGGCACTAAACAGTATCAGAACCTAGAAAGTAGAAGTCTTAACAACGCCTACACTACCGCTACGAATAGGGTAGTTATACTCTGTATAGTACCTAATAGCATCAGACCAGTGTTCGACCCCCTCGGTCTTATTGATTTGTGCTGTATCTGGGTTATTCTCTAGCCAAGACGTGCGCTCCATAGAACGAACAGTGTTAAGCATACGAGGGTGAAAGTACATATTAACATCCCCGTTAGCGTTCTTAAGCTGAGCGTTAACTGCGTTAGTACTATCTATGATAGCTGGAGATGCCTCTCTAACCCTTACGGTTAGACCAGCCTTACGAAGAATACTGAAGTCGGTCTCCCCAGAGGCAGAGGTCTTACGACTCTTACCTGTAGGGTCCGGGTAGACGATTACCTTATGCCCATTCTTTACGTATTTACTTACGAGGGACTTAGCGACCGAATCAGTATCAGGATGGCCACTAAGTTCGTGCAGCCAATGCGTCTGATTACCACGGCGAGCGCCGATAGCTGAAGCCATAATACCGATGTTGAAGTCCATTGCAACATGAACATCTTCTCCTTTCTGGATGTCAGGTAGAGCAGAGTCTACGTGATCATTACGATTAAACATATAGAACAGATTGTTACCAGAGTCTTTAAATGATGCTTCATACTCTCTTGCAAACTTAAGAGGGTCTAGAGTCATCTTAGCTCGTTGAATCTCATCAGGATCTAAGTAGGGTGATTGTCTATAGTTAAAGTGGTAAGAACCCCAAGCGTTGTCATTCTCTTTCCTATTGAACATCTCATAGAAATAGTCATGACCCCTTGGTGTACTAATAACAATAGCACGACCGGGAAAAGGACTATTCCACTTCTTTTGCATCATAGGGGACCAACGAGTAGTAACACAAGGCTCGATTACCGACTCCCAGCTTTCCTTTAGGTTAGTACCTGCACCCTTCCAAGAACAGACCTCATCAAGAATAACAAGGTATTGTCCTGTACCGCGCATACGCTCTGAAGCCTCGTAAGACCAGAGCTTAAGCATAACGTTGTTAGGGAGCCAAAACTGACCAGCAGATCTACTATGTTTAACAGCAAAGTCCTCTAGACCGAGCTGCCAAGCAAGCAGCGGATAGTAAATATCCACCACCTGCTGATAGGTAGGGGCAATAATAGCAACGTTCTTGTTAGGGACATCGGCTGGCATGTTAACTAGTTCTTGAACTGCCTGTAGCGCCGTAGTGCCAGCAAAATAAGACTTACCCCAACCTCGGGCAGCGCAAACCACACCATAACGGTATTTTCCATCAACCATAACATCTTTAAACACTCTACTTTGACCGGGGTGTAGTTTAATACTTGGCATGCTCTATTATCCTACAACCGGTTCTGAAGACCAGTAGTCCCAAAGACTGTCTTGTCTATTGTCTGTCTCTACGAACTCGTTTTTGTGTACTCTTTGTTTCCCTACTTTTTTAAACTCACTATACACTTTAGGTCTCCTATACTCGTATTCATGAACAGAGGTTTCAGAATCAGAAGTAGCCATAGCGCTGTAATGAGATAAGAGCTTATTATGATGGTTCTTTTCTACAGTAATAACAACAGGACTCTCTAATGCCTCTTTCCAAGGGAAGAACTCAAAGAACACAGACCCACCAATAGAGCCTGTTGGGTCCCTACGCATAATCAATTCGGCTATAAGATCGATGGTTTTCACACTTTTAAGCTCCATAATAGTCCCTTTCGTTGTTTTCATACACTACATCGTACTCAAGGTTTATTCCATACGCCCTAACTTCCCAACTACGACCATGTGCTTTTCTACTTTTACGGGTCATGGAAATAGCTTTTTTAGCTGCTGCTTGACTCTCATAGATACCGAGTTGTTTAACTGTATTATAGTCATCAGCGGGTGATCGATAGAACACTCTGTATATAGTTTCAAAACTCATCTAATACTTTCCTTCCTGTATCTGTTAGAGAAGCAAAACCTACATGAAGGTGCCATCTAACTAGGTCTTCTCGCATAAGCTGACAGAACTCCCATGAACTATAGAACCTCTTATGGACCTTAGGTTCAGAATCAGAACTCGTAGCTAGCGTTAATAGTCGTTTCTTTCTTAGAGGTCTCATCCTCAGAGAATCTTCCATCTGAATCTGAATCTGAATCTGAATCCGAGTCATTGTTGTCTTTTTCACCGAGATCAAGTTTAATAATAGTTGGAGCCTTTTCATTGATGTCCAACTCTTGCTTATCAGGTACCATACGATAACCATACCGCTGGAGATCCTTAATGATGGTCTGTTTGATCTGTAGCATACCGTTATACTGGTGTGATCCACGAGGAACTGTATACTCATACCTATCAGGGTCATCTGTAGGAGCGTTACGAGCTTTATCAGTCTTCTTAACTCTCACAGCAGAAAGATCTCTGTTAATCTGCTTATAGAGTTTGATCATCTCAACCATAGGATCGAAGTTAAGCTCTTCTAGCTTACCAGCAGCATTAGAGGGATCGATCTTCACATTCTTAGAGCCTTTAGGTCTACCGCCTTTATTGAATCTACGATTGTTTTCAAAGTCCCAATCACCGTTATCTACGGCATTGATCTTATCTTCCATAGCTGCACGAGCAGCCTGCTCTGTATTCCATCTAGTTTCGTTTTCAGTACCTTCTTCCCCACTGAATAAAGGAGGATTCTCCCTCCCTTCACACCCTACGTGGTTCATCTTGTCTTTTTCTGAAACATGGTTCTTTTTTGGCTTAGGACTCCCCGGCGGAAGACCATCTTTGCGAGGTCGACCACGAGGACGCTTAGGTTTGTCATCTTTATTATCAGACATGGTCTCTCCTTATCATTTATCTGTATGTTTACTATAGGAAAATAGGGAATGAAGACAGGGTACTAAATAGCTATTAAGTTTATTAAACAATAAAAAACCCATCTTAAGTTCCCTTAACTACATGATTTCATTAGATCTTTTTTAAAGATTCTATTAAAATAAAGACCAGATAAAATTATCAATACCTTCATCGGGAGATTACTAAAAGACCCTTTATTCAGGTAAATAAAAAGGACCGACCTCTTTAGAGTAATCATCGAGAGATATGCTAAAGAAGGTTGTAGACTTCACAACAAAGTTTCTAATGCGTTCATCATAGCAAAGATGGTCTGTTACAGCAGTTAGAGTGCCTTTCTTTAATGAAAAGGTATCCTCTCCACCACTGATGACATATAGCCTAAACTCCTGTGGTCCGGGTGGTCTATTACCCTCGTTTTCATTGGCTTGCCAATCTAACTCACTAGTCTCTCCTCTAACCGAGTGATAGATCTCTAGAGAAAGAAAAGAACAAGCCCTCTTGATAAAAGACACATCAACAATGAAACTCTTTTCTTTTACCCCGAAATGAGGGTTATCTAGCCTTACCTTCGAATAAGGCTCACTTATCCTGTAGGGAAGGTTGTAGTAGTTATAAGAGCTGTAGAGAGCACTAGTTACAGCAATACTAAAAATCAAAAATACCAGTCTTATAAACCAAGTTTTCAATGTAGTATTATATTTATATTTATATTCATATTTGGTCATTGTCCTATAAGTCCTCCTCTGGAGACCCAAGTCCAGACAGAAGCTATAAATGCCCCGCCAAGGATCCAGAAAAATCTGTTCCAACCTGTTCTCATCCTATCATCATTCTCTTTAATAGCATAATTAGTCTGTGCTAAGAGTTCTGTAAGAGTTTTGATCTGGGACTTCATAGTTGTTTCAGTTATTTCCATTTCTCTAACTTTTAGTTCAGTTAGTTCTATTTTTCTTTTTTGTTCCTCTACTGCTCTACATAAAGCTCTTATTTCATAGCTTTGCTTTTCTTCATTCATCCTAGGATCCTCTCTTTAGATTTGAGGTCTAAGGCTCTGTTAAATTATTTATTAACAAATAATCAACAAACAACAGTCCTTTCGATTCAAGGGAAGACCCTTTAGGGTCTCTTCTTAGCATCTACTGACTCCGATCTCGTCAGTAAGGTTCCTAGTTAGAATCCTTTAGGGTTTCTTTTTACCCTCTTCTTTAACGTCACCTATTTTATTTCTTTACTTTCAATTGTTTATCTACTATAAAACTGTAAGTTTTGTTAAAAAAGGTAAGATCCTCTTAGGATCCCTAGTTAGGATCCTACCTTAAGTCTCTGTTAAAGTATTTATTAACAAATAATCAACAAACAACAATGCTTTCGATTCAAGGGAAGACCCTTTAGGGTCTCTTCTTAGCCTCCACTGACTCCGATCTCGTCAGTAAGGCCCCTAGTTAGGACCCCTATTTAGGGGTTTTCCCCCTTCTTTAACGTCACCTATTTTTTCTCTTTACTTTCAATTGTTTATCTACCTTAAACTATGACTTTTGTCAAAAAAGATAAGATCCTTTAGGGTTTCTTTTTACCCTCTTCTTTAACGTCACCTATTTTTTCTCTTTACTTTCAATTGTTTATCTACCTTAAACTATGACTTTTGTCAAAAAAGATAAGAAAAAAAAAAAAAAGGGGGTATGACCCCCACCCCATCCCAATTAAGGGACAGGATGGGGGTTCATGAGTAAGGTCTCTTCATACCAGAGAGCTCCAGAGTGTACCCCTCTGGTGACTCCTCTAAGCTCTGGATACCCACCCTACTAGAAGAGTGAACCCATGTCTCTACGGTCTCCTTTGAGGCACTTTACCATAGTTGATCGGTAACTTCAGTAAGAGGGCCACATACTAATGCTAGCCTCTTGTTCCTCATTGAAGAGCCTTATCTGCTCCTCAAAAAAATGCTCGTAGGATCGTACAAGGATCTGACGGTATCTAAGACAATAGAGACAGATAGAACGATAAACACAACAGTTAGGACAAAATAGATGACTCTTTTACTATCCTTCTCGTATCCTTCGAAGAGCTTGTTCCCCGTTAAAACCAAATAGGTACCTGCTAAGACAATTGCCAGATAGAAGATAGCAGTAAGCATAGCTTATTTTCCTTTTCTTAGTAGGAGAGACCGGTTTTCATGTTGCGGATGACTTCTGCCTCCCTCGCCATATAAGTCATAATGACAGACCATTGTATCCGAATTTCTGTAGTAGGGGCATTCAGAATGTTATGGAAAGCGAACTCAACATGACGATCTACAGACAGAGCAGCTTCTTCAAGTGCAGCATTACGCTCCCTGTCAAGGATAGTCCTAAGTTTTTTCTCCTCTTCAAGTTCAGCTTCTTCTGCCCCATATTCGTCTGCTTCAAGTTCAGCTTCTTCAGGGTTCATGCTCATGAAGATTGGGCTGTTGCCATCAATGACGAAAAAGTCTTGATATTCCTCCTCAGGTACATCAACAATCATATCTTCACCGAGAACAATACTATCAGGCTTACAAGTGCATTTGTATTGGTATCGGTATTGGTAGGGGGTGGCATTTTGCGGTTTGTTCATTTTAGAATTCTTCTTATCCTTAGTTTCAGCTTCAAGTTCGTCTTCTTCATCCCAGTAGATCTTTTCCGCAAAGTAGAGATCATCATCTGGATTGGTATGAGTGCGCTGGTTATTTTCCATTTTTAGCGTCCTTACTGGTTTGGTGTTGAGCTTTTTCATAGCCTGCAAAGAAGGCTCTTCTTATGATACTATAGGTCGGTGAGGACTCTATAGTCTCTCTTACTGAGTCATCTGGCCTGAAATGAGATCCGTGGAACTCATCCCAGTACCATTCTTCAAAGAGCTGGTTTATTTGGGGTAACACGACTAGCACCTCCTCCGGGTCCAGAGGGTCCACCGCCGCCCCCTTTAAAAAAAGCGATGATGACGATAATAGCTATTATCGTGACAAAAAAGTCCATTATTTGTCTCCTTTAAGTTCTTTCGTTACGCTATCAGAGCAAGAATCTTTGAGAGCATCAGCCTTTTCTGTTGTTTCTTCCTGTCTCTCCTTTATTCTTTGAGATTCTCGAACAAATCTTACTGCTACGTTGAACAGAAAGATCCCCCCAAAGAGGAATAGCGCGGTCTCTAACATCCCCTTTTTTTTTTTTTCCTTTCGATTGTTAGGTGAACCTTTTTCCGAGTTTTCGTTTGGTTGCTTTAGAGCCGTCTGCTGTAGTGCATCGACCCCAAGATTTTCCTTTAGACACCGGCCCTTTAAGCTTCTGATAGGGAAGGGTGTTATTGCCGCCTGAAGCCGCTGTCTTGAGCGTACGTACACCGGTTTTGTTCATAACTGGTACTGTTTCCATTGTGTAGTCCTTCTTCTAGTTTGTCTATAAGTCTGATCTCAGACGCTTTCATGTTGTATAGGATTTTCCTTTTATCAAAAGCGCGCCTAGCCCCACCAGCATCAGCCAACCCGCTGCGGGAAGAGGAACAGGCGCGGGCAGCATGCGCGTCAATCTCAGGGCTTATTTGGGCGGCGTACAGCTTGGCCGTCTCGGTGATGTTCATTTCTCTTTCTTCCTGTGGTAATGGGGGCGCTTGGCCCCGTTGAGTTTACTGTCGCTCGGCAGCGATTGCATTCAGAGCGGTGACAATTGCCATGCTTTCACGATGTTTGTGGTGCTTAGGGTGGCCCCAATGGGCTTTCGCCTCGTCAGGCGTAAAGTCGCGGCACCCAGCGACAATCGATCCGTCCGATTGCAAGGTGAACATGTACCCATCTGATCGGGTTATGCTTGTAGGCGTAGACGTGTACACCCCGCGCTTGACCAGCGCATTGCCGGAGACCCGCGCATCGCCGTAGACAAGCGCATTGCCGTAGACCCGCGCACTGCCGGAGACCCACGCATCGCCGCGGACCCGCGCATCGCCGGAGACCAGCGCATTGCCGTAGACCAGCGCATCGCCGCGGACCCGCGCATTGCCGGAGACCCGCGCATCGCCGTAGACAAGCACATTGCCGTAGACCCGCGCACTGCCGGAGACCCACGCATCGCCGTAGACCCGCGCATTGCCGTAGACCAGCGCATTGTCGTGTACCAGCGCATCGCCGGAGACCAGCGCATTGCCGTAGACCAGCGCATTGCCGTAGACCAGCGCATCTTCTCCAATGTACGCGCTATTATGTACGTTAGCCGTATCAGCCACCCACCCGTTGCCTTTAATATGCCTGTGCGCAGGAACGGGGCCGTTGCCGTCTCCGAAATTGTGAGTTTGCTCTTTCATCTGTCTGTCTCCTTGTGTTGATCGTCGCGCTGGCGGTCCATAATCAGGAACAGGCGCGTGGCGAAGTCGGACATGGTCTCTCTCCGTTGTTATTTAAATGGACTTAGTTATTTCAGCCAAGGCTTGCCGCCGCTAAGGTCGGCACAGTTAACAAATATGCCCGTAAAATACGTCTCAGACCCGCTAGAAACGTCAATGGTAGGGAATGCGTTTTTCTCCGCCCACTCCTTTCCTTCATCCGTTTCCAAGAACGCGGCCTTCAGTTTGGCTTCCTCCGCTGCGCGCTTCTCTTCTTCTGCACGGTATTTTTCATCGGCGTCAATGGTGTCTTGGTGCATTGCGATATAAACGCCGCGGTCGTCCTCGTCCTCAGTATCGTAAAGGAATGTGCCTGTTTTGTGGGTAACTCGGAGCGATCCGCGAATGTCTATCGTCAGACCTGCATCCTCAAAAAGGCGGACGACATCTGCTTGTGTTAGGTTTTTCATTTGGTTGGTTCCTTTGGTTGATGTGTGGTCCCCGGCGCGTGGCCGGGGGTGGGGGTCATGCGTCAATTTCAACGGCGGTCATGCCGGTGGTGTCGGGGCACTCGTCGCCGTCATCGTCAATGTATGGCGTGCCGTGAAGTGTGGCTGC